CGTATTCACCTAGTAATGCTCTGATTTCAGGTGATATGTCTTTGCGTGGTATTAGTGTAGATAAGTCTTTAGAGCCTAGCTTACTTTCGGCAATAAACGATCCCAAGCTGTCGTAAGCGGTGCTGGTTTTAACCATTTCGTTCATAGTTACTTGGGCTTTTTGCTGTGCTTCTTTTGCTGTTGCGCCGTCTTTTTCATATTGCTGCATTAAGTATGCACGTGCATCATCAATTACCTTAGTCGGTATTTTTTCAAACCATTTAGGATCGTCAAATGCTTTATAGCTGCGGTTTAAATATTTGCCCATGTTACCTAGCATTTTTTCAAGGCGAGCCGACTCTTTAGGGTCAATATCGCCATCCTCTGCAACTCGCTGCTGAAGCTTGTTATTGACACTTGCAACGTAATCTTTTGTCAGTCCATCGATATGTTCGCGCATTAGTATCAGCGTGTCTCGCTCACTTTGATTAAGCGCCTTGCCATCATTTTCACCTATTAAAAATTGGTGGTACTTAGTCCATTGATCATCGGCTAATCTGTCAGGATTTATTTTGGCGGCTTTCATTGCTGAATTTAGCTTGCCTACCAGCATAGATACATCAAACTCATGTACAGCTACATCGCGATCACGGCCTCTCTTAGCTTGCTGGACGGTTTCAGGTAAGTTGCCACCTGGCATAAACCAGCGTGAAAGTTGGCGTTTTATTTTATCGCCTGCGGTTTTGTCGGTTTCGCGTAGTTGTGCGTTTAGCGCCTCCCATTCTGGCACGCTTGATTTTTCAAAGCGGTCGCGGTTAAACGCCTTTTTTACTGATTCCGCTATTTTGTTTGGTGCTGGGCTAGTGTCGTTATTGGCTGTGCGGCTGAATTTTTTATCTGACTGACTATAAGCTATTTCGGCTTCACTGCCAGCCATTGACTCACGCTGCGCTTTGAATCCTTTAACTATACTCTCAAGCATTTCACGCATTGCTGTTAGCTCGGTATCTTCGCTATAAGCCAGGCCTACTTTATCAAGCTGTGCACGTATAAAGCGTTTAAGTGCTTGCCACCAATATTTAAGCTCGCCTTTTGTGGGCTCGTTTTCTACAAAGCGTGCAAATATTTCTTCAGCTTTAACGTCCTCGCTTGCATCCCAATAATCGTTGTTCGCATCTTTCCAGTATTTCTCAAACGCTTTACGGCCCTTGGTCTTTTTAATACGATCAATAAATTCTTGCTTAGCTTCTTTACCAATAACAGTATCAAGGCCACCATGAGCAATAGTTTCATGCGCTAAAGTTTGTTTAAGATCCTCTATACTATCCATGTTTTCAGCAATGATATAAACAGTATTGGACATTTCACTATAAGCGCCCTTAACTGTTGCACCTTCTAAACTCATGCGCCATAGTTTTTCTGCTGTGGCGGTATCTTCAAGTATATTAACAGTGATGCCGTTGGCGCCTTTTAAGTCTTTAACAAACTGATCAGCAATACGCTGCGCTTGCTCAGTGCTGATTGATTTGCTGCTAGCTGGCTTTTTAGATTTTGACTTTGAAAACTTAACATCGCTAGCTATTTGTACTTCTGGCGCATCGCTTGGCTTCTCAATAACGATTGCTTTAGTATTTACGTTTGTTGGGTTTAGCGAGCTTTTAAATGCGCCTTCTGGTAGCGTTTGCTGCTCTGCGTCTAAAGAATCTAGCCATGTGTTAAACTCTTTGTTTGCTTTGTTGCTTCGCTCACCTGCCATGCTAGACGTTATAGCCACAAGCTTGCCGCCTGGGTTAAGCATTTTATATGCGTGTTCAACATGCTTAATATCTTGGTCATTGCTAAATGGCGGGTTCATTACTATACGGTCGTAGCCATTTTCTGGCGCAAACTCTAAGAAGTCATTACCAACTAGGTTATGCCCCTTTTCTTGTAGTATTTCTCTAAGCTGCCCGCCCATTTCAACCACGTCTACGGTCGCGCCTTGCTCTCTTGCTGCGTCGGCTAAAAGTCCGTTGCCTGCTGATGGTTCAAGCACACGCATGCCTGGCTCAATATCTGCCATTTCAGCAATATCGCTAGCAAGACTTTCAGGTGTTGGGAAAAAATCGTTAAATGCGTTTCTATTTCCTAACATTGTTCGCTGCAAGTCTCTTTCCATTTGACTTAGCTTGCTTGGTGCTTTACCTGTAGAGCTATTTTCGCTTAAATTCATGTACTCAATTAATGCAGTTCTAAGTGTCGGCACATTAGTAATACCCATTCTATCTAGGCGCTTATAGTTTGCAGCGGCATCGCGTAGCATGTCGTATTGGCTAAGATTGTTTTCTATGTAATCAATATATTTAGGGATCAGGGTATCATCAACATCAATATAGTCTTGATCGCTCTTGCCTTTGACTAGCGCGTTCATCTTGCGACCCAGCAACACAAAGCCTTTAGTATCTTCCATATCGCGAGCAATTTCTTTTAGCCTAAATACCTTTGTGGTTTTTAAAGGCATTCTTGCGTGCTTTGCTCTTTCGGCCTTTGATACTTCGGCTTTAAATGTTCTTCTGCTGTTGCTGTCCTTATTCACTTGGCTTTCTGGCGCGCTATTAACTAGGCTTCTTGCTAGTGAGTCTAATAGCTCAACCTGCACTTTTTGAGTCGCATTTTTTAATACTATCGTGTCCGAACCTGGTAGCTCTCGCATGATCTTAGATAGCTCAATTTCCTTTTCAGCTTTTGCGGTTGCTGATTCTGCCTCACCAAGACGTTTAATAGTGTTTGTTTTTCTATCTGCGTTTAGGGCTTCACTTGCGCGCTGCTCCGCTTTCTCAGCCATAGCTTGCAGTTTGTCCGCATTTTTCTGACTTCTCGCCTCCTGCCTTTCAGCCTGTTTCTCTGTGGTGTCTACAGTTTCACCGTTAACCCACCCACTAAATAGCTCGGCATCTTCTACAGATTTAAAGTAAAAATTACTCCGGTAGTAACCGCCACCCATTGAACGCGCAAAGGCTGCTGCTTCTTTAAATGCGTCTTTTCCAAGTCGGCTAATTACATTTACATTAAATATCTTTTCGCCTGTTTTGCCATGCACGCCCTCAGTAGGCTCGCCCAACTCAACATCGCCACCTGTTTTAAGACCTTCTTTTTCGGTTGGCTTTTCATTTTTGCTGGCCATGGTTTCACCTGCAATTAGCTTGTCGTATTCTGCTTGTTGCTCGGTAGTTAGGCTGTCTTGTCCCTGCGCTTTGATCTTCGCTTTGAAGTCATCTAGTGTTTGAGGGTTTTTAAGTTTATCTAGGTACTGATCAAATCTTTCTTTTTGCGCGTCTATTTTTGCCTTTTGCTCTTGTGAATATTCCGCGACCTGCTGATCAGTCAAAGAGTCAACATGCTTTTTAGCCTCGCTTATTTTATCCTCTAGCTTGTAAGAGTTCGTGGTAATAAACTCGCTCTGTTCGCCTATAAATCTAAAGCGCGTGAACATATCGCGGTATGCGCTATCTACCAGCTCGTCTTTTTTGGTGTCACTCCAAACATGACCGCTCACCAACCTAGTCAGTTGCTTTTTATTTAGCTTTCTAAGCTCGGCTTTTACAGAGTCTTTATTATCTGCCAGGTAATCAAGTACGCGCTTAACTTCTTGAACGCTACCAAGCTCGCCCTTACTCATTGCGTCTGTCATGCTGTCGTAAGCGTCCAAACCCGACTCGATAGGCGTTTGCTTGACTGGTGCTTGACTGGTGCTTGATTGCTCACCTCCCGTCACGGTTTCAATTTCTTTCCATAACTTACTGCGTGATCCAAGCACGCTTTTAAGCGTAGTCCCGCTATTTTTAAGTGCGCTTTCTATTTTATCTATTGCTTGTGCTGCCTCATCCCCATGAGTGCTTAAAATCCTATCCCATGCTTTTTTAGCTCTTGGCATAAACGCTGATTTGTTTAAGCCTGGGGTTTGCATTGCACCTAGCTCGTTAGCAAAATCAATGATCGATTTTTGCTTATCGCTTTCTTTTTTCCTTTGTGTTGCCGCTGCTCTTTGATCTTCATTCATTACCGCCTCAACTCTAGCGGCTATGTTTTTCCTTTTTGAGTCTAAGCGTTCAAGCTCTTCACTAGACTCTCTTGCTTGGCGCTCTGCTTTGCTGTTGTACTTATCAAGATCAAGGTTATCTCTACCGGTTATGGCCCATGACGGATTGTTAGCGGCCCGATTAGATTCGCGATAAATGTATGACTTACTATCTTCTAAATAACTCTCTATAACCTCTTTGGCTTTGCTCTTTCGCTCTGGCGTATCTAGCAGGCCCTTGTCGTTTAAATGTGTAAGTATAGACTCTGCACTAATCCTTAACTCTTCGTTAAAGTCTCGGCCTCTTCCTCTGTGCGTAGCCATGTTGTATTGGCGCTCTGTATCGCTATCAATTGCAGGTACGCTAACATCAACGCCAAACTTAGATGTATTAGCGTTTTGAGCGGTTGAACTATCTGGAATTTCCGGATTGTTGGATTGAGCTGTAGGCTCTTGGTCAAATAGAGTCGGCTCGCTATCTCCAAACATATCAGGGCCATTTTCTTGCTCTACGCTTTCTGGCTCTACTGCTGTTTCTTCTACTTGAAACGTATCATCAATGCCAAATTCTTTACGCAGTTCGCTGTACGCTTGTCGGTTAATACTTTCTGGTGTATCACTATTAAACTCTTGATACGTTTCAAACGATGATTCAGCTAGGGCCTTATCAATGGCTGGTTCATAACCTTCTTCAATTTTAGCCATGGCAACATCAAAGCCAGGCGAGCCTTTTTTAAGGCCCTGCTCTTTGGCTTGGCTCTGTAACCATTTGCGTTTAGTGGTTTTTAGTATTGGTGGTAGCTCGGCTGATTGTTCAGGATTAACAGCGTCTTGTTCACTATTTTCAAGTTTTTGCTCTGGAATAACACTGTTTTGTTCATTTTTAACTTCAATTTGTTCATTCGTAACAGTCTGGCTATCCTGCGTTTCAGTGCTGGGCATTTCTTTAGCCAATGGCACTAGTTGTTCAATAGGCGCATTTAAGCGGATCACTTTTACTGGCTCGCCTTTTTCGCGGGCGGCTAGCCACTGGTGATGACCGTCGAGTACATAGTTATCATTCGATACTAATATAGAACGGTTGCCGCCTTCAAACTCCATTGCCTTTTTAACCTTGGCTGGTGAAAACTCTTGCTGCGTTGGCTTTAATGACTGTGCTGGCACTTCATCTTTTTCACTGTCGATGTCACGCGCTTTCATAAAATTAACCATAGCGCCACGGCTCTCAGCTTTGACTTGTGGCATTTCTGAACGTGGTATATTTTTGGTGCCGCTCTCCTTGGTAAAAGATTGCCATTCATCATCAATCATTTCACCTGCGATATTCTTACCTTCTTCGCTACTCACTTGTTCCGCGTCTACGTTTAACGATAACGCTTCACCTTCTTGTTGGGCTGGTTGCGCTTGATCGCCCTGTTCATTTTGCGCAACCGTATCAGTTTCAGGGCTTTGCTCCGCTGCTGCCTGTTCTGAATCTTGCTTAGTGCCATCATCGCCTTTAATCGTCCAGCCAAAACCATTATCAAAACTTACTGCTTTTGTTTTGTGGCCGGCTCTGCGTGCTGCTCGCGCTTCTTTACTTAATAGCGCATCGCGTTTGGTTTTAAATGCTTCACCATTTTTAGCCACGTTAACGCCGCTTTCGTTACCAGCAAAGATAATATCTTTTTGTGGTAATAAGTTTTGCGAGTCTTTACCGGCTTGCTTAACCTGCTCTGCTGCGCGCTGCTGTGGTCGGCCATCTTCACCAAAAATAATATCTTTTTGTGCAATGCCTTTAGGCTGTGACTCAAGATCCGCTTGTGCTTGCTCGCGCATTTCACGGTTTTTAGTTTGCTCTGTTGTTGGCAGCTTGCCTTGCTCTGGTATTACTTGGCCGTCTATTGGTGCGTTTTCTATGCCTTGTGCGTTTTTAGCGTCTGGACCTAATAGCTCGCCTTCGTGCTGATACTTTATAGGACTAAAGCGATCCTCTGGCGTTGGTGACTTGTCAAACGCTGCCGCTTTTACTCGCTCGTCTACAGTAGGTGCGTTGTTGCCTGCTTCTAAGTCTCTTAGCGACTGTTGCGCTGGGCTTGTAAGCATATCACCATACTGGCCGGCTGCTTTTGCTGTCTGGTCAAAGCCTGCTTGTCTTGCGGCTGTTGGCGCATCGTAATCAATATCATCATTTTTAAATACAGGCGTTTCGGTATCTTCTGGTATTGTTTGCGCTTGCTCTGTTTCTTGTGATCCCGGCTGATTTTGTTGGGCTGCGGCTGTAAACAAAGGATCATCAATGCCGAATTTTTCTTTCATTGTACGGGCAACAATTGCTGACGCTTCAACCTCTGTAAAACCTTGCTTAATGGCTGAGTCGTATTGCTGCTTTTTAACTGTTTCAATGGCTTCTTCTGGTGCTGCGCCTGCTTCTACAAGCTGATCAACACCTTCCTTAACGGCTTCTGCTGATTTTTGCTGATAACCCATAGCCTTTTGCGCCGTTTCTGAGCCGGTACGCATAACGCCACCAACCAAGAGGCCACCAACAAAGGCTTCGTCTAGCCCTTCAAATTCATCAACGCTTTTGCCAGCACCCCATTGCGCTAGTGCTTCTTGCCCTGTCTCAGTTAAACCCTCTGCGCCTGCGCCTTTCAGTATGCGCTTAGCAAAGGTTGGATCGCGTACCGCTTCGACCAGCTCACCACGGCCCATGCGTTTAGCCGTTTCGACTACGCCATCTTTTAAAATGTCTTTACCAAGTTGGCCCATGCTAACTTTGATACCTAAACGCTCAAGTAACATTTGCCCGGCACCGGACGCAACCGCTTTAACTTCGTCTTTTTCGCCTTCTGGTTGTTTCTCGTAAGCTTCGTTAGCTAAGCCGCCCGCCATACCAAACGCACCAACACCGGTAGCCGCACCCGCCATGTAGGGCAGTGAGCCCGCAACTAGTTCGCCTGTGTAGCTACCTAAATCGCTGAGGCTTTCAATGTCCTTATATGATTTTACTGTCGGCTCGTACTGCTCTTGCTCTTTAACGTTACGATCAATGCCTTCTTGAGCCCACTGCGATAACGCTCCGCCTTGACCTATTGCACGACCTATAGCACCCGTTTGTTCTTCCTCTGGCACTCCAACGTCAGTAAAGCCCTTAACGGCTCGGTACCCAATCTCTTGTAACTTATCAACACCTGCCCCTAGTGCTGCAGACATACCTCCTTCAGCTTCTGGCTTTGCAAAGGGATCGATAAATTCAATTTCTTTATTAGTAAATGGGTCTAATATTTTATTGGCCATTTGATAAGTACCCTTGTTGGATAGCTATTTGCGTAGCTTGTTGTTCAGTAAGATTTTTGTTGACTTCCATAAATTTATTGATAACACCGCTTGCATCGACACCATCTATCTTGCTTATATATTTAGCTTTATTTTTTCCATTTCCTGCCTCTGGCGGTTCTTCTATGGCTTTTTTGCCATATATCTCACCTAGCTTATTCTTGCGCTGCTCAAATTGGCTCCTAACTGCCGCTATCGCTTCCTTTTTATCCGCTTCTTCACTTGAGTCTTTTTCAGGTTTTCCATAGTTGTATTCTATTTCAGCAAGCGCACTAGATTCGTCCTCGATTATTTTTACCCTTGCCTTTCGGTACTCGGACTCTTGAGGGGCTTCTTTTTGCTGTACGCTTCTTCTTCCAAAGTTTGCAGCAACTTCGGTCCCCATTTTGTCCCAATATTCAGGGCGCTCTATCATATCTGCCATCATTGCGCGTGTTTTGATGGTGCCAACCAACTCTTTAGGCGTGTAAGTCATTACAGGATCGTCGCCCTCAGACGTTCGCCCCTTAGTCATTGGCTTGATTTCTTTTGCGCCATTTTCATAGGTAACTTGTAACGCCAGGGCTACGCTTCCATCTTCACGTTCAGCCGGCACAAAGCCAGCAAAATCCACGCTCGCAATTTTTGACTTAACGGTTTCGTCATACTGCCCAACGGATGAATTTATCTTGTCTTTAAATACACCGTTAAATAATTTAATTGTTTCAGGCGAGTTGGCTTCGGCCATATTTCCGCTTTTGATAACGGTATCAAGCTTTGTGCTTAATCCTTTTACCGCTTCACGATATTCAGGCTTCATGTAAGTACGCGGGTCCATGCCTTTATTGCGTGAAAGTACATCGTTTAAATCTTCAGGTATCTGGCCTGTTTCTCTGAATGACTGCCACGCTACAGGTATTGCCTGCTGATCTTTTTGCCACTGCGCCTGTTGTGATTGAAAATTTTGTTGCCACTGCCTTTGCTGTTTGTTTGCGTCTAGCGTTTCGTTGCGATAATCGTTAGCTGATTGCGCTTGGCTTTCACGCCATTTAACGTCCTGCTCGCGATTTTGAACGCGCTCATTATCAAGTTGTGATTGTCTATCTAGTCCATCTTGATAACGCTGATCGTTTCGCTTATCCATATCAGCAAGGCGAGCTTTATTGTCCTTGCGTGCTTGATGGCGCTCCATCATTTCAAAGCCCTTTAACGCCCCGTCTACAAATGCGCCTGCCATACATTACCCCTTAAAGTGAACCAGCAACTAAACCAATAGCGCCGCCTATAGCTGCACCCCAAGGCCCGCCAACCGAACCAGCTTGCGCACCTGCCATCCAGCCAACCATGGCACCGGTGCCAGCACCGCTAATTTGTGAGCTTTTTTGCTGCTGCTTTAGGTTTTCGTTAGTCATATCGCGGTTTTGCTCCATATCAGATAGAGATTTAAGCGAGCCTGTGGCCTTGTTTTTTGTACTTTGACCTGCTTGCAGTATTGAATAAGCCATTATTTACCACCTATATCAGCTAGAGACTTAGGCGCGCCGCCTTGCCCCGTTAGAATTGAGTTTTGCAAATCGTCTACTGACTCGCGTGTTTCGTTGTTTACAGAGGCCGTTGTTAGGCTTTTTAATAAACCTGTATTGGCGCTGCTTTGCTTTGTTTCATCTGGCGTTAAACCGTATCGCCCCAAGCGTTGCGACTCGGCCACTTTCGATTGATTGAAAGAAGTGCTTATATTTTTTTCATTGCGCGCCATCTGTTCATTTAGCAACTTGTCGCTTGTCGCTAGGCCAAACAATTCCTCCTGGACCGGTAAGAAGCGCGTTTTATAATCTTCAAATTGCTGGCGAGTTAGATCGGCTAAGGCGTTTTGATATTTATCGGTTCTAATGCTTGAGCTATCAACACTGTAAATATCGTAATCAAAATCATCTTCCATAGATTTCTCCTATGTAGTCCAGTTGTTGGGGTCGTTATTGCTTGCTAAGTTGAAACTCATATTAACCGCCTCCCATTAGTGATTTATTTACATCGCTTGGCGTTGCTGCGTTAGCATTGATCACTGGGTCTGGCTTTGGAGGTGGTAAGTTTTTATAATAACTACCTGCGGCACCAGCCAGCGCACCCGCAGCGCCAATTATTGAGTCACTTTGGGCTCTGCTGTTTGCTGCATCATTAAACGCTTTTCGTTGTGAGCTGCCGGCAATATCGCTTAGCGTTGCTGTCGCTTCCTGTGACTGCCCTTGCCCCATAGCCATTACATTTGCCATCTTGCCTGTGTAGCGCTCCTGCCCCGCAACTTGTGAACTTGATTTTGCATCGCTTGTTACTGACGCTTCGTTGTCGGCCATATCACTAACAACGTTTTTGAACTTGCCGCTATTTGGGTTTATGCCGTTCGCTTCCATACTTGAAAGTGCGTTATTACTGGCATCTGAAAAGGATTTTTTATAACCAAGATTTGTATTCTCGGCTATGTCATCGTAAACGCTTGCGTCATTGGCTTGCTTTGCTTCGTCAATAACTTGGTTTTCAAACGGTACAATGCTGTCTTGGTAGTAAGCCCATTCTTCGCCGTATACTTTGGCAAGCTCTTTTTCGTACTCTGTTTCTTTGACTTTGTTGGACTTACCCATGAATGTTATTCCCCTAAAAAGTGTCGCCACACGGTTAAACCATCACGCACGCCAGCGTGAGCCCAGCCATGTGAGGGAGCTACTTTGTTAAACCCGCGTCTAGCGGTTGCAAATTCGATAAATTGAGCCTTGCCGCACTTAGCAAGCCTAATGATGTGATGTAGGTAACGCTGCGTAGCATTTCCGCCGTGGCAAGACGCTACGGTTATTTCGATAAAGGTTTGGTTTTCAATGTGACGAGGCCACAAAATAAAAAAACCATCTGGCACCAAAAACAAAAAAGCCCACTCGTTTGAGCAGGCTTTATTGATTTCTTGGTATAGGTGCGGGTCGTTTGCAATGTTGCCTATTCGAGTTATTGGCTCTTTAAGCCGATCACGGTGTTTATCCCATGATACGCATTGCAGATAAGACTTTTCCATTGTGTAGAAATACTAACCTATATTGGGGGGTTTATCCATTATGAAATTGAGCTCGCCTTTTTAAACACAGAGCATCGTATATCTCCACCCACAGTAGGGAACCCATCCCTATAAGATGTAGACTGATTTAATTTTGCTGTATATGTTCTTGATGTATTTGCTGGTATGTCGTGGATAAAGTTACTAAATTCCTCACCCGCTGATGCCTTTTTTCTTGATACTATCGAGCTTGACCCGCTTCGATAAAAGTCAACGGTTCCGTATATGGGGCCGCCTTCATAAGCCGCGTAACCACTGCATTTTATGCCGGTTATCTCTACCTTTCTTGCAAATGGTTCAGGTGAAATGCTAAATGAAACAATAGTGTCTCCGCTGCTATTTATCGAAAGAGAAATACCCTCTTTTATAAGCACATCATATACATCACCTTCAAGATTTTGAGCATATACGGTGCCGTAAAAGCTCGCATTCTGCCCAAACAGCGAGTTGATATACGCCGTATCTATTTGCGCGCTACCAATAGCGCCATTGGCAATGTAGGTAGTTACATTTGAGCTCAATATTTTACTAAGTCCTGCGAATGGCCCAAGTGAAGGCTTGCCAGTTATGCTGTTGTAAGCGAGCGAGTTTAAGTAAGCTAGTGAGCCCAAGCTCGGCTTTCCTGTCACTTCGTTGTAAGACAATGAATTTTTAGAGGCTAGACTTCCAAGTGTGGGTCTGCCGCTCAAGTCTGAATAACCTAAACTACTTAAAAACGCGAAAGTTCCCAGGTTTGGCCTACCGCTAAGCTCGTTGTAGCCAAGCGAGTCTTTAGAGGCTAAGTTACCTAGCCCTGTCACTTTGGATGAAGGTATTGCGCCGGTGGATGACATTACAACGTTGCCGTTATTATCCTTAATCGTAACTGATTCAAGTGTCGCGCTCTTTGCAAGCATGTTGCCGCCAGGATCAATTGAAAAGTTACTGCTTCGCGCCCCGCTAACTGGATTGTAATTAATAGACGGTGTTGTTAGTGTTGAACCAACAAGCAAGCGATTTGCAAGCAGATCATCAGTAACAAGGCTTTTTATAAATGCCTCGTCAATAATTGCAGTATTAATAACTGTCTTACCATCTGACACCGCAAACACAGGTGTTAAGTTAGTAGGATCTTGATCTGTTATAACAGCAAGCTTAGCGCCTTTAACTGCGAATATAGGTTCAACACCATCATTCACAAGACCAAGACTTGTTGTGAGTCCATTAACAGTAGACTTGACACCCCATAATGCGCTGTACTCACCTTGGTTTGTTGCTACAGTTTCGCTTACTATTTGTAGTGAAGATCTTACGTTGTTTACTTCGGATAATAGCGTTTCAGACGCGGTTGCTATCGCCTGGTCTGCTTCCGTTTTTGTTGTGTAGTTACTAATAATAAGCGCGCCAATACTATCACCTTCGGGATCTTCGATAAGTGACCTAAGTACGTTAGTTGCCGAGCTTATTGCGCTATTTGTATCAGACTTTGTGTAATAATTTAATTGTAAATTCGCGCCTATGCTGTTGCCTTCGGGATCTTCAATAGTTGCACGTAGCGCAGTATCCGCACTGGCTATTGCTTCGCCTACTTTTGCGCTAGTTAAGTAGTTGTTTAATAGGTCAGCTGAAACATTATCAATATCACTATCTAGCTTTTCTATTATTTCTGCGGTTGCCTCTGTGCTACTTGCAAACGTTGATTGGAGTTCATACAGGGTTGCTCGGTTTTCACCCATTGCAGCATTTAAAACCGTTAGAGACTCAGCAAAAGCGCTTTGTTCATTAGCAAAAACATTTTGCCTTTGTATTATATCCGCCTCGGCTATCGTCCTTCGCTCTTGCTCCAAGTCATTAGCTAAAGCGTTTTCAATTGCGGCTATAGCGCTTGTTTCATACTCCGCTCTTAATTGCTGATTTGTTGAAGCGCTTGATTGCTCCGCATCTGCTTTGGTTTCATACTCATTAAATAGCGTAGCGCCAAGGCTGTTGCCCTGCGGATCTTCAATTTCGCTTTTTAGTATTGTTGTGGCTTGGCTTATCGCTTGCTCTGTCTCTACAGAGGTTAAAAAGTTTTCGTAAATATCAGAGGTAGCCCCTTCTATTGCGCTTTGCATTGCGTTTGTTGCTTGGCTTATAGCGCTTTCTGTATCGACTTTTGTTAAATAATTAACTTCAAGGAATGCCTTGTTTTCATCTACCTTTGTATTTAGCTGTAGAATGTCACTTGCTGTTGAGCTGGTCGCGTCAGAGAATGCCGCGCTTAACTGCGTTAATTTTGATTCGCTTTCGAGAAAGTTTGTTTCAATAACCGTGATTGATTGCGCTAGCGCCTCTGTTTGGCTGGTTGTAGCCTCTTGGGTCCTTAGTATGCTGGCGGTAACAATTCTTTGTTGGTCTGCCTGCTGATCATTAGCTAGCGCGTTTTCAATAACAGCTTGTGCTAACGGCTCGTTTGCAAGCTCAACTTCACTGCTTAGCTGAAATATAGCTCTTGATACTGCTTCTTCTACGCTGGCCTTTGTGCTGTATTCGTGAAATAGCGTAGCGCCTATGCTGTTACCCATAGGATCTTCAATTTCAGCTTTAAGCAATTGAGCCGATGATGTTATTGCTTCGTTGGTTTCTGTTTTGGTGTAGTAATCTTGCGTGAGTGTCGCGCTTACTTCTTCGTCTATCGTAGATTTAAGCTGCGTTGTTGCCTGGCTAATAGCTGAATTAGTTTCTACCGTAGTGCTGTAATCTTGTTTTATTAGCGAGCCTAGACTTTCACCGTCCGGATCTTCTATCTCACTTTTTAACTGTAGGCCATAAGCTGCTATTGCATTGTCTGTCGCAGTTGATGTGTAGTAATCGTTAAATAGCGTAGCACCTACGCTGTCGCCTTCGGGGTTTTCAATTAATGATCTAAGCGTTTGCGTTGCAGCGGCTATCGCTTCGTCTGTAGTCGCTTTGGTGTAGTAGGTATTTGCAATGTCGCCACTTAACGCGGTTCCATTTTCCTCTATCATTACCTGTATGGTTTCTGCTGCAGCTGCTATGGCTTCATTTGCTTCTGTCTTTGTTAAAAACTCGGCTTCTATGCGAGCATTAACATTACCAAGCTTAGATTCAAACTCGTACAGCTTAACCGCATTCGCCTCCCAATTTAGATCGCCAACAAGCGCGCTTTCAATTAACTGTCTAGCTAATGAGTCCGTATCAAAGTCGAGTGCTTCAACTCTGTCTATCGCGTCCTCGGCATCTTGTTTTGCCTGCTCCGTAATAGTATCTAGGCTTTCTATGCGCTCTTGTATGCTGGGAATATCAATTAAATGCTGGTCAACATCGGCGCGTAACTCGTCTATATCTAAATCAAAGTTATCTATTTCGACTTTTAATGCTGGTATTTCATTAAAAGCAACATCTTCAATTAAGTATTCCAGCCCCGGTATTTTATCGACTGCCGTTGATAGAAAATCACTCAAATGCGATTTCTCTATAAGCCCGCCAATTTCACCAAGTATAAGTTCAGCTGACTTTTGCGTCTTTGCAAAAACACCGGCTGCGCCCTGAGTTGGTCCTTTTACATCGGCAATATTTACAAAGCGAACCCAATAGTAATATTCAGCTCCCATATTTACAGTATCGCTAAATACGTCCGCAACTTCTGTCGCTATTAGCGTGGCACTGTTAAATGAGTCTGTTTCGCTGCGCCATATTTCAGCGTAAGCATGGCCTCTATAGGTGGGGTGATCCCAGCTAACGGCTATAAATGTAAAGCCACCTGTGGCCGATAGGTTGACAGGCGCGTGCGGTCTTTCCACGCCACCTGTTGTAATTGGCAGTCCGCCATCATTGGTGCCGCCACTCGCATTATTAATAAGTGCCTGGCGCTTCATATCATCAAGATCAACAAGGTCGCTCATTAATAAAGCTCTGTTATTACCTCGCTGGCCTGTTAGCAGCTCTATATTTTCAGTAATAGCGCTACTAGTGGGATCTTGCCGGCCTTTTCTTACTATGCCAGGGAATGTGCCTTTTTTTAATTTTGCCATTAAGCCGCAACCTCTCTCATGGTTGTTGCAATAGAAACGCTGTGTATTGTGCCTTTGCCATAAACCTCAAATGACCACTTATCACCGCGATTAGGTGGCAATCTAAATGCCATGCTGGGTATTTGCCCTGGCGCTAAATGCAATATCTCTACTTCATCGGCGTAAATGCGAACCCCTGAAAGCTCTGTATCGACTCCTTTTACCATTGCACATGCAAAGCTTAGGTCGCTCGCTGAAAAGTCCTTAGACTTCCATTCATAGCTTGTAAGCTCGTTAGACTCACCCCATTTGCTCAAGTCCGCGCCTTGGCAAATATACAGAGTGTCATCAACAAGGCTGTTAAATCCGCAATCAGCTTTGGCCGTAAAGTGTCTAAAATCACCGGTATTCGGATCAAAAATAAACGCCTTGTCTAAGTTGGCGCCATAAAAAGCTAAATAACGGCCCTCTTGGTGGTACGCCTCTATTGTTTCTGGTTCGTATTCTTGCCACTGCTCACGCGTTATTATCTGGTTAGTTAGCATGGTTAACCCGCCACTAGTTAAACCTATCAAACCGTCAGGGCTTGCATATATGAGCGTGCCGTTTACGATTACCGCTGAGCGTGCGCTTGTGCATGATTGATTAGACTCTAGCTTTTGGCCGGCCATTGCGTCAGGACTAATGCCGCTGAATAAGTAAGGGTAGCCTTTTGTTAAAACCGCTAGCGTATTGCCTAGTGCTGCAACGGTTACTATTTCGTGTTCAGTCGTTAACTGATAAGCGCTAGGCCAAGCGTAAGGAAGGTATGACTCACTAAAGCAAACAGTGCTATCAAAAAAGCCGGCCAAAATACCGTTTGCCATCGACGTTAAACCGATCATGTTTTCGTTCGGCATTTCATAGTCGTAAGTATCAAGCGATGATCCTAGCTCGTCTGTTGGAATATCATCAACAAATTGGTTTTGTGATATTGGTATCTCTGCCACAAATAAATAATCTGCTATGCCTCCGCTGGTTGCCGTTCTGTATATTCTGCGATGCGTAATGTTTGACGCATTTACATTTGGCGGCGATAAAGCAAGCGTTACGTATGTGCCTTCTTCATCCGGGTATCTAATATCAATACGTTGTGACGCTTCGCCCGGCGGCCCTTCTTCACCCTGCTCTGTGACAAACGTGTGCGTGTAGTAGCGTGTTTCATCATCGTTAGGATCTATTTCATCGGTAGCCGCATCGGTAACAATGGCGATTATCGGTACTTCTGGCGATTGAACGCCAAGTCGATAAGCACTAGCCGGCATATTAGAACCGCTAAAAATAGCGTTGTTAGTTACTTTTGGGTAGCCATCACCCGTAAAGTAAACGCGTTGCCAAGGGTCGTTTGCAATTGGGCTCGCTACGGCATTAACTGCTTTATTCCATGAAAACCAATACTGGTCTAAGTAATGGTAAATTGTTTTTGCGTTCGAGATCACCGATACGTCTGTCAACTCAGGAAGTCTTAAAGGCGATAGGTTGCCATTATCAAAATGACAACCATAAGCTTTAGATGCTGATTCATTGGGAAGTAATCGCGGATCGATTTTAGGCCGTTCACCGGCAAAAGTTTTAACGGATATTGCAGGCATAGGATTCGCTTATTTTGTATGGTTTTGTGAAGGTTTAACTAACTATTCAATCGGTAGGCTCATAGCGTAGCATCGCTGCGGGGTGAAGCGTCCTACAAAATCTAGGTTTACATAGTCTAGGCAGTAAGCAACAAGCTCAGAGCAAAACCACTTGTGCGGATCATTCCAAGCACTAAAGTAATGACCAATAGCACCGCCAAAATCATATTTTTGACCTAAAAGCGCATTAGCATCTGTAGAGTTTCCATTCATCACGCGTATTTCGTGATCAGGGTAGTCGAGCTTGAATTTTTTAAGCGGCTCCTTAATAACGCCCTTAAATGCTTTTGCATGTATAACGTAGTCAATGCCCTGCTCTTTCACAATGACACCGCAATGATGCCACTGTGACCATGTAACTAACTTAATCAACAGGCTAAACGGCATGTTGTTAGTGCAAAAAATCACTCGCATGTTAAGCGCTCCAATCTAGGTTGCTAACAAAATCACTTATTTCCTGCACGCTGGTTAGTGCTTCTAAGGCATCTTTAAACTCACGCGCCTTGTATACCAAAAACTTTTTTCGGTTAGCGATGGTAAGTCCAAGCGATTTCATATCAGAAATGGTCATGTCAACTTGATAATTACCTGTAGTTAGCCAAACGGTGTCCGTATCGGTAACAATCGCACCCATAATATCACTAATTGATTGGGTATCCGTTTGGAACGTGTGGCCGTTATATTCAATGCCACTTCCATGAATCCGATCTCGTTCGGTGTTTATGAATGTTTTAGCGTTGTCTTTTTTACTAGAAAGTAGCCCTGTTCTCTGGCTCTGATCTAAAAGGCCCGACACTGACCAGTTTAAATCACTCACACTTGGCGTTGTCTCAGTGGTTACCCAATAGCTTTTAGGGATTACTTCTTGAGAACAAAAATCTTCATCTACAATGGCTTTGACAAAGCAGCCATCTAAAGGCTCTGTTTCGGGATACTCACCACCACTACCATCATCAATCATTTTCCCTGTCGCTTTTAAAGATTTTTCTCTGATTAGTAGCTCATAAGGATACGATTTATTATTGTGCTCAAAGTCGCCGCGAGTGATTAGCTCGTTATCTACACTTGGGAAAATATTATTAACTTCACTTATACTTTGAAATTTTAGTGTTAAAACAACTTTCATTTTGGTGCTCCCCATGATGCAATTTCACTTTCACTTGCTGCGTAGTTTAAGACTTTCAGGTTCTTTAAATATCCATCACGGTTAATAAGGCCTGATCTTGTCGCAGACAAGTAGACAAAGCCGTTGGTAGTAAATGCAAGCCCATCGCCTTCATAATCTCGATCTATTATCTTTTCTCCATTGTGGAAAGTCTTTATATTCCCACCCTCTGATGTGGGGGTGTAAACAATAACTAGGCGATTCATTCCTGTCTCTGTGTTTTCATTAAAATCAAACGCTTCCCACGCGCCTAGTGAGTGTCTAAGTCGCGCAGTCCCAGCGCTATTACCTTCTAAGCCAAGGTAAGTAGTCGGATTTCCTAGCGTAAAAAAGCTCCCGTATTTTTCGTCACCTCGATCCATGTGCATATCAACGTCTATAGCAAATGTAAATGCCCCTCCATCCGTAGGAACGTTACCAGCAATTGGTATTGATATCCTAGATTCTGGTGTGGTTACAGCGCTTCCAGCCGTGAAAACAAGAGGCCTCAAATATCTAGTTTTGGTTATTTGGGCGCCTACTATAAATACCGAGCTTGTGCCATCCCCCATGTAAGATGAATCACTGTCTATCGTTAACTGAAATCTAAAGTCTATGTTTCCTGTAGCTGCCGCCTTTATTGAAAAGCTTATTCTGTACCAGCCATCAGAATACCTTTCAAGATCAACCATGCTGCCACTTTTAATGGTTAAAACACCCTCATCGCTAACGTTAAACCTAGCAGTTTCGTTTGTGCCGACGGATCTTAGCATCACCCCCCTAGATCCTGGGCCACTACCCGCCTTTACAAAGGCTGAGATATTATAGTAATCACCCTCCACTGCAGATAAAGTCACAAGTTTAACAAAGTGCTCATTCAGCTCATCATCTTCGACAATCTCGGTGCAAGTATTCCCTATGGGTGTGTATATCTCAGCCTCTGAAGTCGTTAGCCCTATGGTTGAAAGTAGGTGCATCTGGGTGTTGTTTGTCTGATAGTTGGTGTACTCGGCATTCAAATACAAGCCCTTTTCGGTTATTGCTGGCTCACCAGGGCTAAGTTCTTCAAAAATACCGGCCTTGTTGAAATTCCACCGCACGCCTAACGCGGTGTAACCTGCAGACTTTGTAGGTAAATCCACAACCAAACTACCATCTTGAGCGGCGCTAATGTCTAGCTTGTCATGAACACCATAGCCATGCTCAATGCGAATGCCATCGTTAAATGGGATGCTAAGCATTGGAGTTTCTGATGGTTTAATGTCGCTTGCTATGTTTAAAGCGCTATCAATTGCGGTTTGAATGTTTTCTGCCGCGTCATTCGCTCTGCTTTCAGCCAAGTTAGAAGCTCTATCGATCTCGGTTATTGTTCTTGTTTCTCTGCTGACACCGTGACTATCAGTAAGCGTTGCTGTTTCATCTTCTGAGGTTAGCCAGTTGCGCAACTCATCTAAAAACAATTGCTTTTGGTTAAATTGTACGGCTATTTGGCCGGCAATACGTGTAAGTATGGTTCCCGAAGTATTTCTTAGGATTGCATATTCAACATCGTTTGCTGTTGCGCCTTCAAAGCCACGATCAAGGGTAATGCTTGTATCGCTGTTTACCGCTATGACTTCATACCAGGTCTTTGCGTCAATGGTGAACGCATCACCAATGGCTATTGCAATCACATCGTTTTGCCAATTACTGCCAACACCTACAATAGCTGCGCTACCATTTGTTACATTTACTGTTCCTACGCGATACCACGCGCCTGCGCTTGCTGTCATGTTACTGCCCCTTCTCTTGCGCCATCATTGCAACGTCTGCTTGGCTTTTCTCGCCTAGCTGACTTTTAAATGCGTTCATGTGCATTTGGCTCTTATTCGGATTGGCCGCATATTCAGCATCTTTCATGTATGAGCGGTATAAAATCCATTCAATGATCGCGTTAACGTATATATCATCAAGCGCAATAACTTCGCCCGACTCGTTATCTGTTAAGCTGATAGCTGGCGGAGCTTTAGAATAAACCAGCGTTAGCTTTACGTTTTCTATAACGCCAGGGTAAACATAAAACGTCTTAGGGTTGCGCTCGTCATAGATATAAAGCTCAACTTCGCTTGCTTCTTTACCCGCATACCATGTGTCATAGTTATCATCGAGCACTTGTCGGTTATATGGACCGCGAATGGCTTTGCCGCTTTCGTTACGTGTTACATCAATAAGTTTCAATGCGTCAACCGGCAAGAACTGCTTAGTGCCTTCTACACACGCAAAGTCATCGGTATCTACAGTGAAAGAGTCAGGACGGCGCAATACAATTGCACGCTGCGCGTCATTTAGATAATTAAGCAATTCTTCTTTGGTCCAACGTGTAAAGTTAGGATCGTTAAGGAGCTTATTAACCCGCATTAAAATTTCATTTGAGGAAACAATAGCCATTAGTAAAACACTCTTTGTTGTGTAGGTCTTTGCTCGTCTAGTGCCTCGATAGCAACTTGAAAAGCATCGCGGTAGCCATCGGTAAAACGGCGTTTAAAGTAATCAGACTTTGCAAGATCAGTCCATGCAGTATTAGGCATCATCAACAACGTTGACGCGGCACCATCTGCAATAGCATCTGCCCACCGATTAACAATGGTATTATCCGCATCAAAGTCATTAGGTAGCATGAATTGCGGGGCAATGTGGTAAAACACACGCACTTTAGGTGTCGTGTTGATCACGGTTACTGTGCCATTTGACGATACCAAGTAGTCATCTGAGCTTTTAAGCTCGCTACCATTGGCATCTAAAACAAAATCAACACTGACAAATACGTGATTATCATCAATGTTAAGTTCCCCGCTTTGCCCTTTCTCAATTTCTTGAGTGCGAGCTAAAAAACGAGACTCATAACAAAACTTTTGATAGGCGCGACCTAGCTGGTCTTTCGCCATTTGGTCAAGAACGCCCCCGCAGCGTTCGCGAACTAACGGGATCAAGCTAGATAATAGCGCCATGATTATTCGCCCTGGTCTGTATCTTCGTCAGCAACAGAAGCGCGGAACGCATCACGTACTTTTTTACAGTATGCTGGTACTGGCTTTTTAGCACCTTCAATAGTTAAGTCGTGCGCTTCAACGAATGTACTAAGTTGATTTGAGCTGTACTTGCCTAAGTCAATTTCTTCGCCATCAACGGTGATTAACATACTTGCATCAAGCGCTTCTTGCTTTTCAGCTTCTTCGCGTGCAATGCGTTCTTTTTCGGCCTGTACTTCTAAGAACTTTTGGCGCTCGACAAAGGCTTTAGCATATTTTTCAGCAACCCAAACTTGGTTAAAGTCTAAGAATCGTTGAACAAGCTCAGACGGTACAGCCGTTGGCTCGCCTTGCTTGAAAATAGTACGGGTATTACATACGGTGTCTTTTTTAAAAGGCTTCTTACCGATATAAACGATATTTGTTGTATTGCTCATGGATATTCCCCAATAAAAAGCCCCGCAATTAGCGAGGCTTGATTTAAACGTGTACCGAAAAGGCTTAGTAACCTTTGTAGCGGTACTCTAATTGAAGTACAGCTTCTCCGGTTGCCGCAGAAGAACCCGTATTTTTAACAACTAAGTCGCTTGGACCTTCATCACCAATATAAACAGGCTTGATAAATTCGCCTGCATTACCAGCGCTAGCAGTATTAAAAGCGGCTAAGTCCTTTTCACCACCTGAATGATCAGCAACCTGAACTGTTAGCTCAGTGCCAGTACCTAGCGCATCATTAATAATACGAACGGCAGTGATTTGCGTGCCAATAGGCAAACTTTCTGAGGCGATAGCTGTAGCATCAACTGCTAGAGCAGCAAGTGAAATCGTTGCTACGTGTAGCGATAGGTTACCAGCGGCACCTTTATAAAATGTTTCTTTCATAATTTTATCCAATTACTAAAAATTAAAGTGAAAGCCGGATTGCTCCGGCATAAAGGCTTACTGTAGAGATACAGCCGTATCAATTACCATCGTGCCGTAATCGTTTACGCGACCTGTTTTGTCAGAGAAGCGTACTTTCTTACAACCATTCATCCATACGATAGCTGTTTCGTTCGCGTTGCCGTGGTCGGTTTTCTCTGTAGTCATAGAGAAGTGCGAGCCTGAATCAGACTTACCGTAAGCATTCGCAAGCGCTTGACCACCAAGTAAGATAGCGCGGTCAATGGTTGTGCCGGCTGTTACTTGCTTGGTTGTTGCTTGCTTATCGTTGTTAGATACTGTTACCGTATCGCCCGCGTAGAAACGTACTGGCTTGCGGTATTGGCGCACAAGAATGTTACGCCACATGATCACATCACCTTTGAATACAGGATGATTGAAACCTTGGCCGCGTTTCATGGCGCGAGATTGAAGCTCTTGTAACTTTTTATCAGTCGCAGAAGCATAAAGGTCACGCCATTGGCGAGGACTAACGAATAACAAGAAGAACGGCGACTCGTTAGCCATTTGGTCAGCTTCAAAGCTAATGTGCTTCATTGGATTAGCTTGCTCTTCCAAGATAAGCGCTAAGTCGTCCAGCTTTTCAAGCGTCATAATATCCGCAGCATCAATTGCTTCAAAGCTTGTCGCATCACCGCCAAACTGGTGACGGTCATACGTTGGTGCCATCACATCGTTAACCATGATTTCTTTAAATTCTTCATGATCTTCAAGTGGAATGATGATGTCATCAGGAGCAAATGAGCCGCGCGCACCGGCCAGGTGATACATAGCAACTTCATCTTTAAGATCGTTGTAGTAGTTACCTAGCAACGTTTTAGCTGTGCTAAGCAAGTTGTGCTTAGTACGCTTTTGCGACATTTTACCGCCGCTATCAACCATCTTACGGCCTTGGTCAATACGCAATTCAAATACTGTTTTGCTCAAGCTTTCGCCACGGCCTTCCAGTTTTTTATCGCCCATTGTTGGTAAACCGCTTAGGTTGTGGAATAAATCCATTTCAACCGAATCACCGGCTTGGCTTTGCAAGTCGTTGATCATAACCACTGGCGCGCCCTTTTCAGTTTGCTTTTTGCCGTGGGCCATATCAGCTTTAGCCGCTTTTGGGGCAGAACCGGTTAACATGTTCACGAACGTATTTTGACGGCGTGTATGTGTAAACAGGGCAGCGCCAAACGCTTTAGCCGCTTGTGCTTTTGTAATTGTGCTCATTTTAATTTCCTAGAGAAAATCTGACGCGCTTTCAAGCATCGCTTCAATTTGCGCTTCGGTCATACCTTCCATTTCTGCTGTGATAGTCGCAGCATCTTTGTCCAGTAAGTTTGCGTTAGCGCTCATATCGCTGGCTTGTGTGCCTACGTCAGTGGGGGTATTTGGGATTGGTGCAGAGTTTGCGTTGCTTGGCTTAGGCTTGTGCTGTTCACCAAAGGCGCTTTGTACGCGCTTTTCAACTTCTTTAAATCGCTCTGCTACAGATTTGTTTGCAAACGATGGGTCTTTTGCGAGCTTGTCATCAATAACCTTTGCCATATCCCACTTATCAACGTCACTTTCCATCCACTGTTTTAAGTGCTGTGAATTAGAAAACGCGTCTTGCACTTCATTTTGTGAAGTAGGTTGTTGTGGTGCCGGCTGGTTTTTGGTGCCGTATTGCTGAATTTGGTTAGCAAGTTCACTAACTAATTCGCCTAGCTCTGGATATTCGTCCTTTATGCGTTCCATTAGCTCAGGATCTTTAAGCATTTCACCTGGTAGTTTGCGTGGATCTATTCCAGCCTCTTTAAGTTGGCTGCTATGTAGCTCGGCTACACGTTTAGATTCTGCAAACTGGCTTTCAAGTTCTGCTTTTTCGGTGGCTAGTCTTTCGCGTTCGGCTTCGGCTGCTGCTACACGCTCTCGCGTTTGAACAAGTACGTCATACGGTAAACTGTGCTGACCGTTCTTGCTGCTTATATCCGTTGCTTCTACGTAATACTTACCGTCAATTTCAACAAAACCTTCTGGTGCTTCACCTTCTTTGGTTGACGACTCCCCTTCTACGTCTGTTTTAGCTGGTGTTTCGCTTACTTCCTGCTTTGGCTCTGCCGCTGGTGTTTCTTGTTTGATTTCTACTACAGGCTCTTTTTCGCCATCTTCGCCACCAAACAACGTATCACCATCAATATCAAGACCAGCTAGTGCCGCCTCAATTTCTTCGTCAGTGCCATTTGCTAATATCTCGTCTAGTTCGTCCACTTTATTACCCCATCGACCATTTAACGTATGGTTACGAAAATTAAAATTTAGGCGTATCGCTGCCCTTGCGAGTTTGTGCATCGCACAAAAAAGCCGCCTTAATTTCTCAAAGCGGCTTCATTTCTGCGTAGTACGTGTTTTTTTTATTTAGCCTGCGTGAATGGCTTGTTTGACAATAGCGCTAAAAATATGGTCTTTAGCTTGTTGCTCTGCTGGTAGGTGATGGAATGGCACCATGCATGGATGCTCTTTTTTCTTTGCATCTTTCACCTTGCCATACTTCCAACCAGCAACCACTTTTTCAGTCATCCAGCTATCGTGAGAAGCGCTTGCCGGCGCATCAGGGTTTAAAATATGGAATGCTACGCCCTTGATGGCTGAATCAATTTGCCATTGTGGTGCCATTTCCCAACTTGGCTGATCTTCTCGCAGTGCTGCGCAGTATGCGCGGTTAACTTCGTGACACATTTTAGCAATGGCTTTAACTTGGCCCATATGCTCTTGCGGTATACCAAGTTCGTTATCACCACCTACATCAGCAAATTCAATTTTGTTATAGCCTTCTTCAAATACTTGCTTAGGGCTTATTGATACATAGTCATTTTCATACAGCACAATATAATCGCCGGCTACTGGTGTGTAGCGTGCTATTAGCGCCTGGCTAGCAAGGTAAGGTAAATCAATGTCAGTTCCAGGTATGCCAATAATTAAGGAAAGATCAAGTTGTCCGTCCACTGTAGCTACCGATTTAATCTCAGCGGCTTGAACCACTTTAAAGCACTGGTACTCGGCCATTACTTCGCGTATGTGGACTGTTGCGCCATCATCACCACAAAGCACCACGTTGATAACTTCTTTTGTTTCATTACTCACTTTCAACTACCTCGATACCAAGTACAGCCACGGTTGTTCCCTTAACTGTTGCTTTAATGCCTGCTGCGCTTGCGTTTGTTTCGTAGCGCCAGCCCTTATAATAAATAGCTAAGCCGCCGTCATTAGAAGTCGGCTCACCGTCCGTTTCGTGGATAAACACATCAACTTCACTTTTGTTTTGTATTTTAAGCACTGTGCCTGCTGGTAGCTGCGGCAAGTTTGGCTGCTCATTAAGTAAAGCTAAAACATCGTTTGTGGTTTTAGGGTGAATTGTAATGTTTGGTCTAAACGGCATTTTGCTCGTCCTCTACTGGTGTGAAGTGCGCAACAATTTCACGCGCTTGATTAATGTTGCAAATAAATGGGCCAATAATGCCTTGCTCCATTTGCTCAATCGTTTCGCTTGTTGACAGGTATTTAAAGTCGGCTTCTGAATACTCAGCCTCGATAGGTGCTAAATCAGAGCCAGCAAAAACTAGTAATTTATACCCGCCAAAGGTCGGTGCGTCAGGCCATCTTTCGGATAGTGAGCGCTCCCAGTCACCAACTGTAACTAACGCGTATTTTTGATTAGCTATTGGCATACTATATTTGCTCCCATACGTCCGAGCTATAGTTGGGCATAAACGCATTAACATTGCCTACCGTTGCAAGCTGTGTAGCGCCTTGCTCTTTGTTGGTTAGTGGCATTTTGTATGTAATAACTTCATCGATCAATATTTCAAAATCGTACACGCACCCTTGCAAAAAGTAAGTTTGACCATTGTTATGCGCGCCTATGTCTTTTATATAGAAAGTATTAGCTACACTAAGCTCAACTTGATGAGTAAGCCCGTCTAATGGGTACGATTCATCCATATCAATACCGTCAACAGTACCGGTTATATCCCCCTTTTGCTTCATGTAAGCAGGCCTGCCTTGAGTAGCGTCTAGGTATAACCTTGTTCTTACTGTGTCCCCCTCATCATGACCGAAAAGCACTTCTGAAATATATGGAACCTCAGTTATTCCAGCCATCTTAAAGCGTATTTTAGCCCCTGCTGGCACCTCTAATATTTCACTAAAGCGCCAATACTGACTAAGCCCATCAAGTCTAGCCACCCACTTAATAGCAATAGCTATCTTGCTCTTAACAAAGCCCGCCTGCTCTAATGTTGGTGAAATTAAACCGCTCATAATTACACCTGTATCGCGTCTAGTTGCTGTTGAATGTTGGCTTGTACGTTTGATTTCATTGCCGCTATTTCGGCATTGCTTCTGCGTACTTCACTTAAAATCTTTTCAGTTTCAGCTATCAACTTGTCGTCTTTAACTTCTTCTGTTTCAGTTTTCTTCTGTAATTCAATAATTTTTACTCTTAGCTGTTCGCGCTCAAGAGTTAGCTTTTCAAGATTGCCTTGAATTTCTTGCATTTGTAGCTGTTCCATTGCCTGTGCTTTTTCAGCTTGGGCTTTTGCTTGTGCAAGTTCTTCTTCGCTCATATCCTCTTGCGGCTTAGGAATATTTAACGCTTGGCGTAGAGTAGCTAAAAATTCCTCTTTATTCGGTAGGTCCATTAGTTCAACGAACATAGGCATTGTCGCTGCTTGTGCTTCTGGCGGTATTTGTGCCATTACATTGCTTAATAGCGTTGCTTGTTGTTGGCGATACGTTGGCGTAGCTTTAACCGGTGCTAATGCTAAGTGGCCTTTCCATCGTGCAACATCGTTATTGCGCTTGCCTTCTTCGTTAGGCTGGTTAAGTACAATTTGCTTGCGTTTGGCCTTGTCATCACGGTTAACGGTTACCGCCACATTGTTTTGTGGCTTTAAATCTTCAATTTGGTAAGCAAGTAGTACATCGCCCACTCTGTTACGTGAAAAATGAAAGTTATCGTTTACTTCAGCAAGTGTTGTTGTGCCTTGCTCAACCAAGTTAGAAATAGCAACACCACTTGTCGCATTACTGTCTTGGCCTAACATCGAGTTATAAACGCCGGCTGTATCTTGGATTAACTTCATATCGTTTTGCATGAGGTTAAATTGCTGCGCTGCTATGCCTACATCATTTTGAATGCTTAACGCGTCAGAGGCTTTTAGCTTATTTTTACGCTCAGGGTTTAATGGTATGTAACCGTCCGGCTTTTCTACTTCTTCTTTTAGTCTGTCATTACTTAATTGTGTCGCATCTTCATCAGCAACAATTCTGCGAGCTTGCAGTAAGTAGTTAAGACGTATAACGCGCGCATTAATACCGTCTTGCGCTGGCACCATGCGACTAATAAGGCCGTAAGGTTCGCCGCTTGCATCTTTTTGGTAGCCAATGAAAGGCACTAAGTTATACATGCCGCCCGGCGCTTCACTAGGTCTGTCGATAATGCGATGAGGACCAACAAACCACGCTTCACGAACGTTAGGGAAAGAGGCGTATTCTAGTTGTACCTTGCCGCTTTGCACTGCTGCTTGGTGTATCTGATTTGTTTTATCGTATTCAATAATGCGCCCGTCACTCATTTTAATAACGTGTGCACGCTTCCATACTTTGTAGTAGATAACCTGCAGTAATACGCGGTTACGAGTTTGGTCTAGCCACTCGCTTTGCCCGCGTGTCCAACTTTGACTGTCGTGCCATGCTGAATGTAACGCGTGTTCTTCTACATGCTCTTTATCAACTGTGTTGTAAAAATCTTCCCACAAATTAACTGAGTTTTTTAAAATCTCTTTGTGATCAGGGAAAGTTGCAAGTGCTTCGTCCAGATCCATCCATTTTTTACGCAGCATCCAACGTGCATCGCTGCGATCTGCCTCTTGTGCGTTCCAATCCCACCACACTTCGCGGCGGTGAATAAACTTAACACGATAAGGTGCGGCAAAAGGAATAGGGTTTTTTGTGACTTCCACCCAGCCAATGCCGGCTTTTAATTGACTAGCATACGCATCTGAACAAGCACGATCAGCATGAGATAAACGCCAAGCGTCATTAAACTTCTCATTTAGGCCTTTTGCTAGTTCTTCGCCGTTTTCATCATCGGCCACAATCATTAAATCAGAGCGTGAGCGAGCTTCTAAACCAAGTACGCCATCAATAGTAGGCCCAATCATGTTGTGCACTATTTCTGGCTGGCCGCGATCCTGCAACACCTTTCTAACAGCTTCACTTAATTGGTCGCCATCATAGTAAGCACATGCTTTAGTTGCTGGTGTGCGCCAATCCGGTTGACTATCTATATCGCCTAGTAGTGTTAACAGCTTATCTAGCGTAAAGCCGTCTTTATTTGATTTTACGTGATCAGCCATTTGTTATCTTGCCATCCAATGATTAGGGTTATGTGGTGCAGGTGTGTCGTCTTTAATTAGTCGCTTAGGCATTCTTACTCGCATTTCTTGTGCAATTGCATAGCTCATTACTTGGTCGTCAAAGCCGCCTTGTTGCGCGCCCATTCGACCTTTTTTGTCGTAAACAAACGTATTAAGCTCGTTAACTGTACCGCGCCAAACAATGCCGTCTTTATCGTGAGTAAGCAGTTCATCAAGCCCACTCGTTAAAATTGGCTTTGACTGTGCGCTTGTATGCCAGCCAACCTTGCGTGTTTCTTCGTCCGTATCTTCACGATCAATGTGTTCTTCCGTGTAAATCCGGCTAGTTGGGTAAATCTCAACAAGCTCTTGAAGTGTTGCATGACCGTGATTGTTTCGCTCAACGCCGATATAGGCCTTGTTATACATAAGTCCGATATGCTTGTTTATATGTGCAAACCGCTTAGGGTCTATATGACCGAACCAATGTGCTACCTGTCGCCCGTCCGATCTGGCAACAACGTCTAATGAGCTTCTGTCTCCGTGTTCCAATCCTTCGGCAACATCGGCACCGATTGCATAATCTTCGTTTTCGTCTGGTAATTCCCACACAAGAAAGAAACCAAGTGTTGATTGAGCCAGCTTATCGCCACCTTTAGCGCTTAAATCAACTTTGCCGTTCATTTTTTTGCGCTTGCCGGTGTATGGCTCAAGATCATAAACAAGTAACGGCTTAACGCATCGCCCTTCGGCACGCATTAAATCATCACTATCAAACACTTTACGGCCTGACGTTAAGAATGCTTCCATCGGTGTAGATGGATATTCCTGCTTCATCTTGCCTTTTTGGTTGCGTTCCTTGCCTATGTACCAGCTAATTTGCTCGTCTGTGAGTATTGCGCCGTTAGCTTTCTCAACCGCTTTAAAGTATTTAGCTTTTTCCTTTGATAGCTTTAAGCCACCCGGCGGTACTGCTGCTACATACTTGGGATCATCAAACCAAGGATAAAAATGAAATTTAAAGTCTTGCGGACCAAGCATTAAGCCTGACGCTAAAAGCTCCATCGCATCGACTGACATATCAAAGAAGTTACCGCTTGCGCCTTCTGCTGTTGACTCTATAAAAATATAAGAGCCTTCATGTACCGCATTCAGTGAGCCCGACTGAACCTCGTCTGCTCGTAATGGGTAGTTAGCGCATATTTTGCCGTATTCAGATACGTGTAAAACCTGCAGTGTTCCCGAACGAAAAGAAACCGCAACTCGAATCCATGAGTCATTATTAAACTTAATGCCGGTGCCAGTTTTACTTTTAACTGAGCGCTTACCTGTTTTTAACCAACTTGGTAGTCGCTCGTAGGGATACAATATCTTTGATGAGAATATTGCCCCCGCTTCGTCCTTGCCCTGGGCGATTACCCCGCACTGCCTGTTGTCGTTAAACATGGCATGATCCAGGATAAAAACTTGTATTGCTGTACTAAACCCCAATTGACGCGCTTTTAAGATGATGTTTAAAAACCACATCGTCATAAACAACACGGTTTGCGCTATACGACAACGAAATAAAACTTCACGGCCTTTCTCGTCCGCAATGATGTATAAGTTGTTTATTCGCCACCACCAACAATCAAGGTATGGCTCGCAGCGCTCTAATAACTCAACTTCGCCTAATTCAAAGCGCTCTTCCGGTGTTAACCAAGTGCTTTTAGGGTATTTAGCTAGTTTGGGCTGCATTACTGACTAACTACGGTATCTAAACCGCCTGTGCGCTTATCAATGAAATCATCGAGCTTGCTAGTGC